CATTGAAGGATGAGGTACCCCAACGGAATGTAGCTATTACAACAATAGCACCAACAGGTACATGTTCCTTAATTGCGGATTGCTCTTCAGGAATCGAGCCATGGTTTGCATATTCGTATGAGCGTGAGGTTGTAGGTGTGGGTAGGATAAAGGTTTGGAATAGTGCACTGCTTAAAATATTGAAGTATCTACAGATAGATGTTAATGGTATGAAGGATGTCGATTTGAAGAAGAAGGTACCCGATGATTGGCAGAGAGTACTAACTACGACTCTCGATATATCTCCAGCTAACCATGTTCGTATTCAGGCAGCTTTCCAAAAGTATATTGATAGTGGTATCAGTAAGACAATCAACCTACCGAATGATGCAACCGAAGAGGATGTGAAGAACGCCTTCATGCTCGCTCATAAGATGGGTTGTAAGAGCATAACGGTTTATCGCGATGGTAGTAGACAGGTGCAGATAATTGAACGCGATGGGCAAGTTGTGAGGAAGAGTGAAGGCAGTATAATCGATACAGCGAAACGTCCTCGGATAACACGGGGGTTCACAGAAGAGTGTCCTACAGGTTGTGGACATATGTTCATTACCCTTAACTCAGATGATCAACATCTTCTCGAGATATTTGCAACATCAGGTAAAGCGGGTGGGTGCATTAGTTCTTGGGTCGAATCAGTAGCTAGGTTAATTTCGATAGCACTTCGTTCAGGAATTGATCCAGAGCAAATTATTAAGCAGTTGAAAGGTAATCGTTGTGGCCAGTTTGTATTTGATGGAGAAAATAAAATAGTTCTATCTTGTTCAGACGCGATAGCGAAGGCTCTAGTACGTTGGGGTGAAACACATGAAGAGGTTGCATCAGGACAGTCAATAATGTTACGAGAAGTATTAAAGGAATCCTCTAAGGAAACACTACGTGGAGAGTCGATGGGAGCTACTGGTTTCTGCCCCGAGTGTACAGAGAAGCTAATTATTCAAGAGGGATGTATGGTCTGCGCCAATTGTGGTTATACAAGATGTTAAGATGGTTTATTATACTCACCATGATAGCGCGGCAGCGGTATAATATAATTGAGGAAGGAATAAATGGATAGAAATGTTCGCTTACTTAAGGTGACGATTGAACATCCCAACTATGGATTGTACGAGGGGGATATTACAGCTGACCTTAAGGTTGACAAGAGTAACCTGAGCGACGAGATGGAAGAACAGCCATCGAAGTATGCTTGGTGGGCTTCATTGACTGAGTTGGTTCGTTTACAGTATAACCAGAAGAAGCTCGACTTATCTATTTACGAAGCTGAACTCGATAAAAAGTTTCGGGAGGCGACCGATGGTGGAAAGATAACAGAAGCAATAATGAAGGGACTTGTTCAAAGAGATGAACGCTGGCAGTCATTGAATAGAGAAGTGTTCGAACTGAAGTATCAGGTAGGAGTTCTCGAAGCGGCCTCCTGGGCATTCTCTCAACGCGCAGATATGATTAAAGCTTTGGCTCCAAGTTTAGCTTATGAAGGTCGAAGGTTGGATGTCAAAGAGGATGCATTTACTACACACAAACCAGTAAGAACACCAGTATAATAATATAAAGGAGAGGAAAAAAAGAATGTCACAAGAACAGGGCACTGGTTACAATCCAACGGACATCAATAGTGTCCTCGCTCAGTATGAGCGAATCAAGTCGCAGACTGGAGGTGACTTTTGGACACCGAAAGCTGGGCGTAATCTCATAAGAATATTGCCACCGTGGAAAGCGGGGTCACTATTCTGGAGAGAGTCAGCCGTGCACTGGAATGTCGGGCCAGATAGCAAAATGCTGACGTGTATAAAGAAGGAACTCGGTAAACCTTGCTACATCTGTGAGGTCTGCGAGCGATTGCAGAATAGTCAAGACCCTCGTGATCAAGCTGTAGCATCAGACATGAGGGCGAATACGCGAGTCTTCTATAACATTGTCGACCTCGATAACGTTGAGAAGGGCGTTCAGGTTTATACATCGGGCATTAAGATATTGCAAGATATCCTTGCCTACTTTGCCGACCCGGATTGGGGAGATGTAACCCATCCTGAACATGGCTACGATATCGTTATCGACCGTGAAGGCACTACCAGGGAGAGTACGAAGTATCAGGTTCGTGCAAGGAAGAATCCTACAGCAGTACCGAACATTGAACTCCTTTCAGGTCTGAAGAATCTGGATAGCTTTGTGAAGGTAGTTACCTATGAACAGCAGTCGGCTATCTATGAGGGGATGCCCGCTGAAGAAGTAGAGGATACGTTTCAATCATCTGCTCCATCTTCCAAACCACAGGCTAAAGCTCAACCTAGAGCTACTGGAACGCCCGTTCAGGCTAAAGCCCAACCTAAAGTTCAGCCGAAGCCACAACCTGCGACTGCAAAAGAGGGGCCGCCAGCTATTGGTGAAGAGGTTGGTGCTCAAATTGCGAAGGCAACGACAGTGATGCCCTCATGCTTTGGGAAGTTCCTTGATAAGGAAGATCCCGCGTGTCAGCATTGTGCAGTCCAGAAGCAGTGCGACGAGAAGATGAATCCTACAAAGAAGTCACCTGTTCGCCAACCTGTGAATCCCGCTGCGGCACAACTGGGCCAACAATTGAATGAAGAATAGCATCAGGGAGAAAACGATGGCATCTGAACTTGAGCAAGATATTAAAGCAGTAGTGGGTGCGGTTACTAAAAAGTATGGTGCCCTCGCTGCCTCCACTATGGGAGATAGAGAGGTTGACTCTGCCATCAAGGATTGGATTTCGACCCAATGCACAATGCTTGATTTAGCAATCAGTGGTGGTAGAGGAATTCCCGTTGGGCGAATCTCTTTGATAAAAGGAAGAGAAAGTGCAGGTAAAACTGCACTCGCTACACATATTCTTGCGGAGACTCAACGCCGTGGTGGTATTGCAGTACTTCTCGATACCGAGTATAGTTACGATCCCGATAGAGCGAGGGCATTAGGAATTGATCTTCCGAAGCTTATTGTAGGTCAACCTGATACGATGGAAGAAGCTTGGGGACAAATGTTTGAGATGATTAACCTCATTCGGACGACTCACAAGGATAGGCTCGTAACTATTGTATGGGACTCTGTAGCAAGTTCTCCACCCGAAGCTGAATTGAAGGGAGAAGTTGGAGCCGCAACCTATGGACTCCCAGCGAAGTTAGTCTCACAGGGAATGAGGAATGCGGTCAAGAGAATAGCTTCACAACGAATCTGTCTTGTCTTTGTTAATCAGATTCGAGATAACGTTGGTGTGACTTTTGGACCCTCGACAACTATGCTGGCTGAGCATCCATTGATGTTCCACTCATCGGTAGTAATAGATTTGGCTCGAACCGATGTATTGACCAATGAAAAGTCGAAGGAGCCATATGCGATTAAGGTTCGGGCTAAAGTAACAAAGAATAAGGTGGCACCACCATTTAGAGAAGCAGAGTTCTTGATACGATTCGATATTGGTATAGATAGATATGAGTCCTTGCTGAAGGCTGCGGTAAAACTTGGTATAATACAAATAGCCGGTGCCTATTACAAGGTTGGTAACTCGCCAGGCTTCCTAGCAAAAGATGCTGAAGCGAAGTTGAAGGAACTCAAAATTGACCTACCCAAAATGGTAATGGAGGCCGTAAGTGCATCAATCGAAAAACACAAGAATAATATTGAAGAAGGGAGTGCCATTGAGCCTCCTGAGAGCGAGTCTAGTACTGAGGATAATTAACTTAGTAGTTCAACTCGTTGCACTCGATTTGCCTCAGAATAACTCATTCCCAGAGAAACTAGATGAGCGAAGGAAGAAGCTTGAAATAGCGTTACCGAAGTTTTTCGCCGAGGTTTTGGATTGAGAGCGTTAATATTTGCGGACGCACATCTGCATAACTATCAACAGCATAGTATCGTGTTACCGAATGGTAATAACTCACGATTGCAAGATGGATTGGATGCTATTCAGCAGATAGAAACATACGCTAAGGCGTATGGTATCGAACTCATTATCTTTGTTGGTGATGTCTTCCAGTCTCGAGGATTAGTTAGTGTTAGTGTATTCAATCAGACCTTTGAAGCATTCGAGCGATTGAGTAAGGTTGCTGAATTACTTATGGTTGTAGGTAACCATGATCTCGCTTCGATGTTTGGTAATGTTCATTCAATCAAGACATTCAGTCGGTTCGCAGAAGTGATTGATGAACCTAGAGCCGTAAAGAAGTTGGGTATCGATTTCTGCGGTATCCCATTTAGTAATAGGGCTGAAGATGTGAGGGAAATTATTAAGCAAATGGCCGAACGTCCTAATCCGAAGGTTCTCCTACTCCATCAAGGAATCGATGGTGCATTCGCATTGGGTGATATTACCCTGTACGAATCACTCAAGAAAGATGATTTAATGTGGCGTAATTTTGAGTATGTTTTCTCTGGGCACTACCATATGCGCCAGTGGTTGGGATTCAATTCGATGTATATTGGTTGTACGTATCCCCTTACGTTTGCAGATGTGGGGAACAAGAAAGGATTTCTTGATGTGAACTTCCGCAACAAGACAGTTAAGTTCGTTGAGGTAAATGCACCTAAGTTTGTACATGTAGAGTGGAAAGACTTTAAGGAAGGTAAGTCTAACGTGTGGGATGCGATTGAAGGGAATATCGTGAAGGTATTTGTGAGAGATGGTACTAATATTGAAGAAGTAAAGCAAACCTTTGCAGCAGTCAAACCTCGGTCGATAGTAGTAGAAGTTGAGAAACCTATCTCCTTCCAGAAGCGAACCGAGTTGAGTATTTCAATGGGAACGGATGAGTTGATAGAGAAGTATGTTCGTTCAGATGTTGTTAACGTTGAGGGGTTCGATGTTGAAGAACTAATTAAGGTGGGAAGAGAAATAGTGAGGACGTCAGAACAGTGAGAAAGGGACAGTGTATGTCTGTAGTGCTTCGGCGGAATTTGAAATTGAAGATGGGCAACTCTGATATGATAGAGAGACTTCGTATTCTAAATATTGGACGCACTCATACCGTTGAAGTAAGAACGAAGATTGGTCTAGCAGAAGTGGAGAATCAAAAGGCTTTAGGACATTCGTATACTCCCACTCTTAAAGCTATAGAGAGTCAAAGAATTGCTATTTTAGGTGAAAAGAATCCCAACTGGAGGGGAGGAAAGTCTAATGAGCCCTGGCCTCTAGCTTTCGCTGACCTAAAATTAAAAGAGCAAATTCGTAGTAGAGATAACTATCAATGCCAACTCTGTGGTGTACTACAATCGGAATGTACTCGTTCACTTGATATACACCATATCGATTACGTCAAAGAGAATTTGAGTTACCAAAACCTAATAAGTCTTTGTTGGTGTTGTAATACTAAGGTTAACTATAATCGGGAACACTGGGTAGAGTTCTTTACAACACTACTTATACAGCGAGGTATAATAGTCGATGCGTTTCATTAACATTCAAGCTCAGAATTTCCTTAGTTATAGAAATCTTGATTTCATTATTCAGAATCGAGGATTACTTCTGATATTGGGTGCCAACCAAGACGAATCTGCAGCCAGTAGTAACGGAAGTGGGAAGACAGCCGTCATAGATACTTTCACTTGGGCTCTATGGGGAGAAACATTACGAGGAATCGCGAGCGATGATATTGTCAATCGTAGAATTGGCAAGGATTGCTTTGCTCGGGTTGCCTTCGTAGACGATGAGGGAATCGCTTATGAGGTAGTGCGTTATAGGAAGCATCGCAAGTTTCAGAACGAACTCCATTTTCAAACCGACCAGGGGGTCGATCTAACGGGTTCGTCTATAACTGATACGCAGAAGAAGATTAACTCAGTGATTGGTTTAGATTTTGAAACTGCCATCCAGTCGTTGATACTTGGCCAGGGAGCAATGGTAAACTTTGCTGATGCGACTGACGCCGATAGGAAACACGTACTTGATTTGATACTTGGCTTGCAATCGCTCGAAAAGTGTTTAGAGGGAGCACGGAGAGACAAGAGACAGTATGAGAAAGATATTGCTACCGATACTAGAGAGATCGAAGTGTTGGAGAAGCAGACGGAAAGAGTTGCGGAGGAAGTAGTACAACTCAAAGAACGCATTACTAACTATGACGCACGACGCCAGTCGAAGGTTAAAGAGCTAGAGGGTAAGCTGACTGAGATTCAAGTCGAAGGTGATAATCTTGCTAATGAGCAAGAAAATTTGATAACGACGAAGAAAGCTGAGATAGGTCGTATTGATGAACAAGTACAAAAGCTAACGCTACAATTGCCAAAGCGAGAAGTAATTCGACAGAGTATCCTTCAGAAGAATGACGAGGAGGTAAAGCTTCGTGGAGAATTGCAAACTTATGAACTCCAAATCAAAGCCGAACAAGAACGTTTGGATTACCTTGAAAGTACTGAGGGTGCAAGTTGTCCACTTTGCGAGAAGCCATTGTCAGAGGAAGAGAAGGAAAGACTAGTTGAACAAATTCAAGCGACCGTTAATGATTTACGTAAGGGGGTTACTGTAGGTAACGTTGAGTTGCAGAAACTCAGAGATGTACGAAGGCAATTGGCCGAGCGAGAAGATTCATTTAAGCAAACTGATGACCAGATAGTGAAGCTTAATCTACAACGTCAGAAATGTCAATCCGATATAGAATTAGCACACCGTTCGGATGAAAAACGTTCCCAAATGTCGGTAAGGTATCGAGAGATACAAATGCAATTGATACAGGCCAGAGAAGAACGCCCCGAGTACGAAGATATATTGTTTAAGAAGCAAGACGAGTTAACAGATTTGAGTGCACGCATTAAAGCCACAGTTGATAGAAACGATAAGAACAAGCAGATGTTACCTTACCTACAGTTTTGGGAACGTGGATTCAGTAATCAGGGGTTAAAATCCTTTATACTTGATAATATAACCCCTATACTAGAGCAGGCCTCTAATAGGTTTGCTCGGATAATGCTTGGAGATGAATTCAGGATAGTTATTTCAACACAGTCAACTCTCAAGACTGGTGAAGCGAGAGAGAAGATGGATATTAAGGTACTCAACGGGTTGGGTGACGACATCTTCGATGGTGCATCCGCAGGCGAAAGACAACGCGTTAATCTTTGCATTGCATTAGCTCTTCAGGAATTGATAGCGAGCCGTCATAAGAGGGCTCTCGGGATAGCATTCTTCGATGAGGTAACTACTAACCTAGATACCGAAGGGATGGAAAGATTCATTGAGTTGTTGAGACAAGAGCTTTCACATAAGGATTCGATATTCGTTATCAGTCACAACCCCGAGTTGCAAATGTATTTTGATAATATAGTATACGTAACCAAGAAGAATGGTACGTCACAAATAGAAGGAGCAAGTGATGGTAGAAACACCAACGACAACAGAGTTAAGGCGAACGTTTGACCTTTCTCTTATTGAGAAAGCTATTATTGATGTATTGGGACTTCCTGCGGATGAATCCCGTCAGATGTTATTGATAGCATGGAAGGGTACAGAATCTTCTAGGTGTATCCTGCTAACCATTAACCAGAGTAAGGGATGGGTAGGCCAGTTCGATGGATTGATTGGCTATCTAAAAACCCCACCAGTATCAAATGGGGTTCCTCTTAATCCCTATGACAAGAAGTTGACTGAGTCTATTACACAACACATTTCGGAACATGATGACTACGAACTACCTATGCTGTTGGTAGTCTGGCAACCGAAAGACTCAGTATTGTTCGATTGCTATTGGATGAACGTTACTAGAGCATGGGATAATCAGAGGTATGCCCTTTATTGTCATATTAAAGACTTGTGCCAATATACTAGACAACGTGTTTGGGCCCAAGCTGATTATGAAATGGCCGTAGCTATGCAGGGGCACGAGGTATCAAAGAAGGCTAAACCAAAGATATATACACCATAGGAGTAAGAGATGAAGGAAGAGAGATTCAATCAATTAGTAACTGAAGGGGCTGATCGTAGGGCTAAACTAATGCTCAAGAAAGGTAGTGACTACGACAAGATAGAAGCCGATAGGCTTTCGTCATTCAAGAAGGTAGCAGTTATTGCAAATCAACTTGAGGTTGCTGGTTGTACTAACTTTCAGGGTTCCGACGTTGCACACATCCTGTTGATACTCAAACAGGTGAGGGATGCAAACCTTAGACAAAGCGGTCGTACTGCGCAGAATGAGAGTCGAATGGATACAAATGACGACTGGCATAACTATATTGACCTGAAGCTTGCAAACGAAATAGATGAAGAGGAGTTAAAGAATGGAAATAATCAAGCCAAGTTATGAGATTATCGAACCTGAACTTTCCCTTGACCAGAATCGCATCCTTAGGTTGCTTGAACGCTATGGAAGGGTTTGTTATCAATCCAAACCTGGAGAGACACCAGAGTCTGGTGCTAAATTCATTAGGGGTATCATTGATAGGGGCCATGAAAGTGTGATCGAGCATCTTTCAATAACTATTATTATTACGTGTGATAGAGGTGTATCTCACGAGTGGGTAAGACATCGTATCGCATCATATAGCCAAGAGTCAACTCGATACTGTAACTATGGCAGGAAGGGTGTTCGTTTTATTCTTCCACTATGGATGGTTGATGCCCCTGCAGAAGAGCTCGAGGATTTTGTTCGTGACTTGGAAACGGAAGAAGCCCTCTACCTTAAGTATTTGAAGAAGTGGGCTGACAAGGATACAGGTAAGGAGAGGCCGGAGAAGGCACGTTACTGGTTGCCCCAAGGAGTGAAGACACAACTTGTGGCTACTCACAACCTTCGTGAATGGCGTCATATCATGAGATTGAGAACTGCACCAGCTGCACATCCACAGATGAGAGAATTGACTATTCCTCTCTTGAATGACTTCAAGCGATCGTTACCGATTGTTTTTGAAGATATTAAGGTATAATACTAAAGGAGGTTACTTATGGGAATCGATGGTAAATACGGAAAGGTGAAACTGGAGAAGAAACTCGATGTACCTGATGCCGAACCGTTATTCGTTCTTCGTGCTCAAGATAAAGTTGCACCCGGAACAGTGAAGTTCTACGCATCTCAGTACTTGAGAGCTACGGGTGACGATGCCGGTTACAAGAGTATTTTGGCCCAAGCAGAAGCAATGGAGAAATGGCCCGTAAAGAAATTGCCTGATTAGGAGGGGTGATGAAATTTCAATCTACTGGCGTGCTCTCCCATGATGCCTGTCAACTTCAGTATAATCTATATTGTGAGAGACTAGTTCGTAAGAACTTTGGGGAAGTCCAAAAGAGAAATTTTAGTTTTAAGCCAATTGATGATAATACTATCGCTACGGCCTTAAAGCTTGTTTCTCAAATTGGCTTAAACTCACACTGTAAGGTTGTTGAAGGTGGAACGTATACTAGATACTGCTTGTCAGACACGTGGGCTTGTAGATTTGCATTTGATGTACAGGTTGGCGGAACTGGTCTAAATAGCTGTGCGGAAAGTCCTCAAAGGATATCCGAAAGTGAAATTATAACAGATACCCCTATTGTTCGTGTAATTGAGGTTGAGATTTATTCAGCCAAACTAGTATTCTTTAATCAAATAGAACAGTGGGGTAAACAAGCAGGCTTTCGAATCGTAAATGGTTTTGACGTTACTGGAGGTGTACCCGTTGTCTTTGCTTGGCCTACAAAGAGTGGGTATGATTATCGACAGCAGTCGTTCGATAGGATTCCACTTAAGAATGTTCACGATAATTATTCTACGAATGTAGTTGAGTCTGTTGAGCGCCTCCTTCAGTATGCGAAGCAAGTAACTCATGGACTCGTGGTATTGAGTGGGCCAGTAGGAACAGGAAAGAGTTATTTGATACGCTCGATCTTGTCCGAGTTTACTCAACGAAGAGCAGTTGTCTGTACTCCAGCAACTCGATTCCTTGAAGAAGCTGGATTATTGACTCAAGTGGTTACTAACTTTCAAAAATCAATTATTGTGTTGGAAGATGTCGGTGAAATTATATCGATTGAAGCCGCAAGTAGATATATTGATGCACGCTCGAACTTACTTAATTTTGCAGAAGGTTTCTTATCACTATTGACCGATGCAATTATTATTTTATCATTTAACTACGATGTGGCTAAGATTGATCCTGCCGTTCTGAGGCCCGGCCGATGTCTTGCACGTATAGAAGTTAAAGAGCTCCCGTATGCACATGCTCAAAAGCTCGTGGCCTTTGAGATTCCAAGTAGATCCTATTCGCTTGCTGAAGTATATGAGATGCGTCGTTTAGGTGAACCCTTGACAGCAAAAAGTTCATTGGGGTTTGGGTTGCCATGAAGCCAGGGGGAAACAGAGACAAAGGTATAGGTTGGGAGCTTATTGTGGCCAAGCATATTGCTAAAGAATTGGGTGGGTTTGATCAACAGAGGTATCTTCCTAGGGCACCTGACAGTGGAGCACGCATTCAATGGAAAGGGGATATCGTTGCTGCAGATAAGTTATCAGCGATATGGCCTTTCTTGATAGAGTGTAAGAAGCAAGAGGGATGGCAACTCGAGGGTCTTCTCAAACGAGACAACAAACATATAGTCAAGGAGTGGTACACGAAGGCTGCTGAGCAGGCAGAAGAGAGTTACGGGAAGACACCCATACTTATCTTTGCTAAGAACTACCAACCATGGTTGACTACGTTTCCAGAGTCATTGCTAAAGGGCTTCACTGAGTCAGTTACAACATTACGATTCGATATTGAAGTTAAAGGTAAGCCTCAAAGGTGTATTACTACTACCTACCAGAATTTCATCGACTGTTTCCTTAAACCTACCTATACACCACAGATTGTCAAGCTTGGTATAATCCTATAGTGGTATAATTGTGTTGAGAAAGAATTAACACCTGGGAAAAGCGAGGTTAAATAATGGATAAGATAGAAAATCAAAGTGGGGGCAACCAACTTAGTTCTGATATCAAGAAGGCTGAAGAACATGAGATGGAGGATATACTGTTTGCAAGATTGTCATCCATTCCGCTTTATCGAGCGCCATCATGTTATGGTGCATATCCAGTACTGAGTCAACGAGAGGGGAGTAAGTGTGGTATTTGTCCAGTTCGACCTCCGTGTAAGGCAGGAAAGAACTTAGAAGTACGAAGGGTAAAGAAGGGATTGTATGGATGATGTTGTAAGGGGGTGTTAGTAGGTAGAGCACCGCTGAGGGTATAATTACTATAGAGGAATTGAGAAAATGAGAGTCCTTTGTGATATTGATGGAGTATTAGCGGACCCAGCAAAAGAGGTCGTAGAGTACTTGCATAAGAACGACAGGTGGGATTGGGATGAGTACTATAAGCATACGTTGGAACTGCCTCCCATCCCATTCATGATTGCAATCGTTAAGCAATTACTAAGTGATACAGCCAACGAAGTGATTTTCGTAACAGGTAGACCAGAGTCGAATCGAGAACTAACTACTACCTGGTTACGTAATGCGTTAGGTCAGAACTCCTTTCAACTATTAATGAGGAAGACAGGGGACTGGGAACGACCTAATTGGGAATTGAAACTTGAAGAGTGTCTCCGCCTCGTCCCAGACTTAGTGATAGAAGACGAACCGAGGGCTGTAGTGAGTTTAATGAATGCAGGTTTTAAGATACTTCAAGTACACGGATACCGCATCACGAAGCAAGACTACCGACCAGGAGAGAATGCTAAATGATGAAGGCGGAAGCTAGTGGTATAGTGTCAGATGATACTTGGATGGGGATCAATATAATAGTTGAACCCACATTGCCAGAAGGAACTATACTGCTCGTGAAAGATAAAGATAATTGGGTGAAGGTGATAAATGTTGGAGTCTGACGAAAGAGAGAAGATAACCAAGATACTCGAAGCCTGTTTTAAGTCTCCCCGTACAGAGGAGTTGATACATCCGTTTACATGCGACATGTGTGGTAAGAAGGTTACACGTTACATTGCCGTAGATGGACACTTTGTTGGGTTGACGTGTGAATGTCAAGATATAGTGTTTCGTCTGTTAGTTGCATTCAACGAAGTGAAAGTGAAACGGATTGCGAAGAAACTAGGGATAACGATGGAAGTCCTAGACATCCCAATCAAAGTAATAGAGGTGAAAAGTAATGAATGAGTTCCTCTTATTTGTAGCTGGGGTGGCTGTTGGAATAGTACTAGGTGTACTTATTATGGCAATAGGGTGTTAGAAGATGAAAGTTAAGTATAAGCCTTGGGGGAACGACAATTGGACTGAGTTCGATCCAGCTATGGAGTTAGTTTGTCCTCAGTGTGGAAAGGTAAAGCCAATACCCTTCGGATGGAAGCCTAATAGGGATATAGTTTTTTGCGATGGGGGACACACTACAGCAATGTTTGATATTACTTGTGTTGTAGGAAGTGATTTTAAGTTTATACCAACCCTAATAGGAATGGGGCGCCTTGATGAAGAAAATATCAATGAGTGGTGGAAGCAACGACAATTATGGTTAACACTCTACACTTGTGGAGATGTTCCAAAGTGGAAAGTAGAACCATTCCCAATTGGATATCATAAATGAAAGACTGTAGGAAGAGGAGTTGTTTGAATTATAGGGGGTTGCCCGGGAGTATCGCGGACGAAAACTGTAAGACATGCTCCCAGAGTTACACTAATAGATTTATCAACCAACGGATGTTGGATAAGAAACACAAGAAGAAAAGCACACTAAGATGACGTTGTCTTGATATTCCTACCGAATTAAGGTATATTATTACTATAGGGAGACAAATGAAAGAAGTTAGCAAGGAAGAGTGCATCATTACTCAGTTGACAACTAGAGGTAAGGGTACTCAAGAAAGCCCTATCAGAAAGGTAACTGAAGTATGGAACTCAAGAGGGGAGAAGATTGCTGAACTAGATCCATACGCTCCTGTATATGATATTTGTGTAGGTGTCTTCAAGCAACGGGAGGCATCGGTATGAAAACGTTCGTACTTAATGCAAACACAACGTTCGAAGCAGAAAACATTGACGATGCTTTCAAACGCCTAGGTGATTACTTCCTTGCACTATCTAAAAATCCCCCAGACGAAATGCTCTTCAATTCAGGAGAGTGTTGCATATCGCCATTATCTTCTTGTGAACACGAATTTGTATCGGCAGTTAATAAAGTAGTCAAGAATGGTGAAGTCTGTCTTAAGTGTGGAGCGGTGAGGCCTTGAATAAAGCTAACATAGGGGCAGTTCTTGCATCACGAAACGTTCCTGTTAGGTTCGGATTTACAGGGGCAGGAATAATTGCAGGTGTTCCCATGAGGTGGCATCATGGAGAGTGGATAGTCAGTCTCGTACCGATAGATGATGATTCGGATATGCGCTTCTGCGACTTTCTCGAATCAGAGTATCGCAAGGCTTCCAACGACAAGAACTATCGACCTAGTGATGGTGAATGTCCTTTGAAGATTTTGGAGTAGTCAATGTTTGATGACTTTCAGTATTCAATGACCTACCCTACGAACCTTTGGAGACGATTGGAAGGGGAAACGTTTGAGGATGCTTCTCTTTGCCTTGCTCAACAAATTGATTTTTCTGACATTTCTCCAAACCAGGAACCTTGGCCATTCAATAAAGGGAAGTACGGCAATGAAAACATGAAGTACAAGATTGCCGAACACCTACACCTACTGGCCGAACACTTCTCTTGTACATGTTTCGCATTCTGTGAGGATTCAATCCTTGTGGTTGGCTTCTTACTTCAGAATAGGACAATCATGACACATAGGCTTTTGCTTTACCAGATTGCCTACTCAGGCTTAGACTATATCGATAGGAAGTTCGAAGAACACTTCACGCATGCGGATGAGAGGTGGGAACGAAGATACATTAGAGACACCAACATCAAGCCTGATTGGTTCTCGATCAGCGGTCCGCCAATTAGGGCATCATACCATATTGAAGAGGTTTTAGTAAAGCCATGAGCCAAGATAACGAAACGTGTGTTAAGTGTGGAGCTCGATGCGGATACGAAGATGGAAAGAGTACGTGGATGGGAGAGAAGAAGACATACCACGATACTGCTATCTGCATAAAGTGTACTAACAAAATCGTTAACGAGTTCATTCAGTTCTTTGGCATTGTACCTTCGTATACGAAAATGGGAATAGAGTTACATTGGGACGAGGTGGTGAAGATTTTGGACAGAATAAGGAATGATGTTATTAGGAAGGTACACGTCATAGAGACAACCGATAAGGAAGCCTACGACTCGGGTAAGCGTTGTACACTACGATGACTAAGAAGAAGCGAAAGGGAAACGATTGGGTTGTGTATAGGTGTACGAAGTGTGGTGAAGTAAAAGAACGTTACTGTAACGCAAAGAAGTGCCTTAGTTGCAAAGGGCGTTTAGAGAAAGTGGTATGAGTGAGATAATTAGAGACAAAATAGTAATTACTCGTAAACCACATAAATGTTGGGGATGCACTAAAGACATCGAAATAGGTACCAAAATTCAATGTGTAACGTGCAAAGATGGAAAACATATTATTACATGCTATTGGTGTGATGTCTGTAAAGAATATATGGATAAGCATTGTGACTTCTGGGACTTAGAAGCAGGCTTCGGATACGGCGAATTACGTGAATGTGAAGACTATCCTGAAGAAGAAAATAGGAAAGGGCATGAATAAGATCATCAATGGTAAGCAGTGGAGAACATTCGAGGTTGGTCAATATGTAGTTCCCACTCAGAAGCTACTTGATAAGAAAAGCAAGAGTAGGACCTTCAGTTCGGGACAGATCATTGCTTACAAGAAGTCGTATGGTCAGTATATCGTTAAGAGCGATGCAGGTATCTGGTCATATGTAGCATGTGAGTTGCAACTCGCTTCTACTGTCGACTGTGAATGTACTATCGATGGACAACCTGTTATCGGACAGATGCTTTGTCCCGTACAATCACTACCGAATGGGTGTAGGGAGAAAGAATGATGAGCTTATTTCAAGCCGACGTATGGTTCAAACTACATTCAGGCAAGCTCTCGCAGTTTAAGATAGAGTGTGATTCACTAACGGATGCTGATTGGGATTCGTTAGCATTGGTTATCGCTCGACAGATTCAATACTCAGAGGTGGTGGGAGTTCCTACGGGAGGGCTAAAGTTAGAGAAAGCACTTCGGCAGTATAGGTCAGGGAGTTCACACCCAACCTTAATAGTTGATGACGTTCTGACTACGGGTAAATCTATGGTAGAGTTGAGAGATAAGATCCTTAAGAACACGATGACTAAGAAAGTGATAGGTGTGGTTGTATTCTCTAGAGGAAAGTGTCCGAAATGGGTAACACCTATCTTCCAGATGAATAGGAGAATGGCAGAATGAAAGAGTGTCCATTGTGTCATGACGTGGGATGGATAATCGAATGCAATCCTACACGCATGCCTTTGAACGTTGAACTCATACCATGCCTGATACCAGATTGTAAAAAGAGTGGTAGGAAGATAGAGATTATGGATGTGCATATGCTAGGATTAAGCAACGTGGCTACACATCCGATTAGTAGAATAGTGATGTCTGTAAGTCGATGACTACATTTTACGAACAGTTGGAAGAACCCATCAGGGAGTTGGTACAAAGGTTACGAGACAATGGTATCAACACGACCTGCTCCTGTGGTCATGAGATGTACATACAAGCCGACTTGTTGGTAGAAGGACAAATGAAAGACATTCACGATACAGTGTTCAATTGGTTGGTGGAAGTGAAAAAACAGAAACTGATGAACTACACAATCACCTCCACACTCAATGTAGCTAATGGGGTACTGATGCACTGTTGGACCGAAGTACGCATCTTTCCAGAAACACGATAGGAGAAAGGAACAATGCAGATAGGATTTTATGAAGACGAATCATTCGGTAAGTTCTTTGACGAAGAGCCAAGGCCTCTAGAGTTTAATGATGGCTATGGCGAACAAGGTAGTGGAAAGGAAGCGATACGTGGTACAATTGAAGTCGATGATGCCCTTGGAAAAGAGTATCTGGGGCTAGTCAAAAGAATCGAGGAGATAGAGGAAATATTCGAAGACAAAATAAGAGGGTTGGAGAAATGAAACAATTAAAATTAACAGCCGAGGGCAAACAAGAACTCGCATTAGCATTGCTACTGTGGAAGGACTTCAAATGGGATAACGGAATAGATCCAATGATCACTCTCCAGATGTTCGAGTTGGCTGATATGCTAGGAGTACGCCTTGAATTGGAAGGCCTGTTGACTAAGTTACCACCCTTCAAGATCGAACCTCGCAAATGATTGGAGTCTTCAATACAAATCCACACGGATGCGCCCACATGAATTTTATATTGAAAATGATTTGCCATTTCGGTTGGAGATATTATATAGGATAGTAGTGGTAGGATCGGTAGGGGATAAAAAGGAAAACCTTTAGTAACCAATCCGCTAACAGTGGTCATAGATATAGAGGTATACGAACGTTAGAAATACTCCACTCAGTATAGCATATAGGCAAACGGTATATAGATCCACTGTAATCTCCACGTTATATACACATGGGAAAGGGGGGAGGAACTCGGACCGCTCGACGAGTAGGCCTGCTGTGTATTGCAAACGTACGATGCCAACTACTAACTAACCATGGACAAGCGTGTAGTATCCTATGGTATTTGAAACGTAATATTGTACTGTATATACCCCACGTATACCATGCGTGTGAATCATTACTACTAACGTACTTGTAGTACTATTCATTATGTTAGTACACCACGCCTGCATGCTGCCTAGGGGTATGTATTACTTTCTAATTGTAGAATCATTTACGTACATACTTACTTTGAAGAACTTACTATCCTGGGAATCAAAGTTGCGCTTTGAGGGCCATGGGCAAGGAAAACGCACATACGAATAGCTCGAGGACTCGCTCAATGACAGGTGCCCCCTGTCCCCCCTAGCCCCCTGGACCGCACCCTAGGCAACTTTGCGCCTCTTATTGGACCACGTCTAGCTGGACGCTGCCCGTCGAACGGAAAGCCCCGAAGGACGACTCCGCTATAGAGCTACGAGGCCAAACAAGGTGTATGAAACCACCTCTCAGAACGAGGCGAAATAAGTCCTATTGTAATACACACCGTTTACTGGTATAATACTATCATGACGAAACGTACCACGATATACTTTGCGCATCCGATAAGGACGTACCATAGCAAAGAGGAAGAGGACATCATACGACTGCTTCTTCAGGTCTATCCGAAGGCGAAGATAATCAATCCTGGCACGATGCCAATGGTATCGAAGTTCAGGGGATGTGAGGATTGTATGAAGCATGCGATGAGGCCGATATTCTTCAAGCAGATCAAGAGGTGTACTATCTTTGTGATTTGGAATCCAATCGACAGCTGTGGTATACGTTGCGAACTACACAAGGCATGGGAGCTAGGCAAGAAGGTACTCCACTTTACGACTACCACTCAGTACGAGGAAATTTGCCTACAGACGTACCATTACCAGCCTTGAAATACACACCG